TCTTTTGGTGGAGCATCAACACCAATAGTTGACATTAATGGTGATTATGGTCAAGTGGAGTTTGCATATTCGATCATTGATGATGTTGATGTCTTATTTAAAATTAAAAAAGCAATGTTAAGCCCAAAATTTATTAAATTAATGACATTTAGCGATGGTACTGCAGGTGTTGGCGGACAGAGATATAATAGCAAAATTATTGCAACTTTTAGAAATGATTTTTGGAAAGACTTTATTGATAATAACAATTAATAAATATTAAAAAATAAACTTTATAAAAAAATAAATATATATCTATGTATCAATTTGTCTAATTATAAATTGATTAAAAAATAATTAAAAATTATGGATATATTAATTGGTATAATAATGGGAGTATTTATGGGAATGTTTTTTAAAATCATATTAAGAAAAATTTTTAAAATCATTCCAATATTCGAACGATATAAATATAATATTCTTTGCCATAATTCAACATTTGATTTAATTATAAAACATGATAATGTGAAAGAAGAAATTGAGCTTAATATTTTATCAAAATTAAGAAATGATGGAAAGCAAAGAACAGATTATTTTAATGCTAAATTTAGTTATAATTATTATGATAAATTAATAGGACAAAACAAATATATTTATGAATATTTATATTTTAAACATTTACCAATTAGAAAAGATTTTTTTGAATATTTAAACAAAAAATTTATCTATAAGATATTAAAAAATAAAAGAAAAAAAGAAAATATTGATTTTAATAGACTAAAAGATATTGATATAGACCTTATAATTAGTGATATAATTTATAATAATTTACCAATTAAAAATGGACAAGTTGTAATAACTACAAATGAAAGTCAATTAGATGAATTATTAAAAAACAATATAAAAAATATCACTAATATATTTTTTTAATATGACAATTAAAGAATATTATAATATAATTTTAGATAAACTTCAGAAAGGAGAATTTCGTATTGGTATAAATAAAAAATTTAAAGCACCAGACAAATCCGAAATTAAGACCAATGAATTACCCCTTCACGCGTTAAATTATATACTTTATGAATATCTAACAGATCGTAAAGATAAAAGATGGACATTACTTTTTGAATATGTAGTTGTTCCAAGAGGAGTAAATAGAAAAGGTTGTGATGTAGATTTTACAAAAGTTGGCATAAATGAATTAATTGAGTTTATGATCACTGTAAAAACTTAAAAAATAATAAATTATTATGATAAAAATAAAAAATTTAAAAGGTTATTTAGATAATGAAGAAATTTTATCAAGTGACAATGCAAATTTGTATATTAATAGCCCAGCAATAATTATACAAACCAAAGATGATAGCACAAAGTACAAAGGTAAAATGAGTTGGAAAGTTATTCTTAATAATACTATTAACGATTCAAGAGATATATTAGAATCTAAGCAAATATTAATAAAAATGGTTGATATAAATAATAAAGAATATTCTGGTTATGCATTTTGTGCGGACTTAAAAGGATGTGGTAAACTTGATGGTTTTTAATTAAATAATTTGTTTATTCAAATAATTTCCTTATCTTTGTCTAAAATATTAAAACTATGACATCACAAGACATTCAGCACGGTTTCGGAAAAAGAGCACATGATATTGTAGGTTTGTTTGATAAAACAAACCTTCTTTCAACTTTTATGAAAAAACTTGAAAAACAAGCATTAAAAGATCCAGATAGATATGATCGGGATAAATATGTCGGTGATGGATTTGAATTTTTAATGGAGATTTTCATTAAAATATCAGCATACGACAATAGAGTTGGTATAACAAAATATGAACCAGTGCAATCAGATGATAATGGTGTTGATGGTGTTGGATTTAATTTAAATCGTGAAAAATGTGCAGTTCAAATTAAATATCGTTCAAATACAATGCAGACTCTTACTGCAAATGAAGACCACCTAAGTAATTTTATTGCAGATGCAATGTTTAAGTATAAAATAGTTGCAGCAGAAGACAATACACAAGTACCAAGGCATTATGTTTTTACCACCGCAAAAGGATTAAATTTTTACACTGATAGTGAAATGTTTAAAGGTTATGTAAAATGTTTTGGTAATGAAGATTTGAGATTTATGTTGGATGGTAATTTTAATTTTTGGGATTTATGTCGTGAAATTGTAAAAGATTTAAAGAAATGAAAAACGAACAAAAAATTCAGGAACTTATAGATGGTCTTTACGACGATCAAAAAGAAGCACTACAAGCAGCTTTAAATAATAAAAAGGGCAAAATCACAATGCCTACCGGTACTGGAAAAACCAGAGTTGAAGCCGCAATTATAGCAATTGATATTCTAAAAAATCCAAATAAATTTAGAATGTATGTTATCAATGCACCTAGAATTATGTTATCTTATCAATTATTAAGAGAAATATATTCTTTTTTAGTTAAATATGGTGTAGAATCAAGATATATGTGCGTTCATTCAGGTGGCGCAACTGATATTAAGCAATTAGAAGAAATTCGTGAACTAGCAAATGAAAATTCAGAAGATAATGTTCCATATTCTGATATTGCTAATGGCACATCAACAGAAATCATTAAAAACATGATTCAGAAAGCACAAAATCAAAATTTACCATTAATCTTTTTCTCCACTTATAATAGTGCAGATAGAATTGAAATGTCTTTAAAAGGTGAAAAATTAGAAATTGTCATAAATGATGAAGCTCAATATTTAGTGCAAGGAAGGTTTTTTGAAATACTTAAAATATTAAGACCAAATCGTTTTTATTTCTTCACTGCAACTGAAGTACATTCAGAATCAAATGAAGGTAGAGGAATGAACAACGAAGAATATTATGGTAAAAATTTATTTACCATGACACCTATGGAAGCAATCACAAAAGGTAGAATGGTTAGGCCAAGAATGCATTTTGTTAAATTAAAAAATAAAAATCAAGTTTACAATAAAGATGAATTTGATAATAGCATACCTAAATTAATTGAAGAATCACTTTATCAACATCAATATGTGTCCAGAGGAATTAGACCTAAAATATTAGTTAGTGTTAGTGGAACAAAAGACATGCTCAGATTTTCAAAAAGCGAAGAATATACTAATTTAAGAAGTACAGGTGTTGAAGTTTATATGGTTTCTTCAAATGAGGCTATTGGTAATTTTATTAATGGCGAAAGAACAACAAGACAAGACTTTTTAAATAGATTAAAAATTGATGGTGAAAATATCACAAAGGAAATTATTGTGCTACATTTTGATATTCTAGCAGAAGGTATTGATATTTCAGGCTTTACAGGTATTTTACCATTAAGAAGCTTAAGTGATTCTAAATTCTTTCAAACTTATGGTAGAGCCGCAAGATTAGATTTAAGGGATAGAAAAAAATTGGAAGAAGGATTGTTAGATCCAACAAAAGTAGATGGATTTATCAAAAAATATGCGTGGATCATTATTCCTGAAATAATTCATGAAAATTTAGATAGTAAAGCACATATTGGTGAATTAATTCATAGAATGAGAGATTTTGGTTTTAATCCAGTTGATGATATTGTAATTTCAAATGAAGCAAATGGTTTACCAACGATTGAAGGACCAGAAGCATTAAACAAATTAAAAAAGAGGTGTCCTAACATTGGTCAAAATATTGAAGAAGTTGAAGCAGAATACGAAGATGAAAGGATTGCATCTTTAAGTATGGAAGAATTTATTAATGAAATTTTATAAATTTAAAAAATTCTAGATTTAAAAAAGAGAAGCTTAAAACTTCTCTTTTTTTGTTTCATATAATAAATATGAATTATACTTGTTATAGCGGAGGTGCTTCAGGAAGTGACGGAATTTTTGAACTAGAGTCCATTAAACACAATTTTAATGTCGTTGCTTACTCTTTTGATGGTCATAATACCAAATCATCAAACACTCTTATTCTCTCACCAAATCAACTAAAAGAAGGCTTCAAATACATTGAGATCACCAACAAAAGACTGAATAGAAATATTTACAATACATCCACGTATGTTAAAAATTTAATATCCAGAGATTATTACCAAGTGAAATCATCTGAAGCAATATTCGCAATCGGTAGATTACAAACCGAAAATACAGTTAGAGGTGGCACAGGTTACGCATGTTCTTTAGCTGTTGATTTTAAGAAGCCAATATATTTATTTGAGCAAAATGATAATCAATGGTATTATTATGATTATGAATCAGATAGATTTGAAATTTATGAAGAAACACCTAAATTAACTGAAAAATTTGCAGGAATAGGCACAAGAGAAATTAATGATAATGGGATAAAAGCTATTATAAGTTTATTCAACTAATTTTTTTATTTAAAATATTTATTCTATATTTGTAATATGACAGATTTTAACGCTTATATTGAAAATGTAAAAGAGCAATTAGATTGCAATGCTACAGAGTATTTTAAAGATAACTACATTACTTATATGTATAGTAATGAGCAAATTGATTATAATTTAGATTATTTTAACACATCTATGAAGAATGGACTGTCAGGATATAAAGCATTATTATTTTTTAATGACTATCTTAAAGAAAGATATGAAGAATAAATTTTATCCGGACATTTATCTGTACATCGTGTCCAGATAAATGTCCGGATAATGTCCGGATAAAATCTAATCAACTCACCCAATATCATTTAATAAAAATAATAATGTCCGGATAATGTCCAGATAAATGTACAGATTTTATAAATTAAATTTAGTTGTTGACATATAAAGTTCAAGAGTTTCTTCTAATTCAGTTTTTTTTGTATTAAATATTTTTATACTATGATTTTTAACAATATACCATTTATTATTAATCTTAAATTTATACTGCCATTTTGTTATAAATCCACCTGCAGAATATCTTGTCCAAACATCTGATATTTCGCCATTTATATAAGTCTTATTACCATTATTATCAAATACTATCAATTCGATTATTTTACCAATTAATATTTTAGGAACCTCTTCCCTATAATAATAACATCTAGTTTTTATATCTTTTTTTCTTAAATTAGTATCAGGATGTATTTTATTGAAATTGTCATTATATGTATTCCACATATCATCTAAATTTAGAAAATAATATTCTTGTGAATTCTCAAATATTTTGAATGTTGTTATCATAAATTATATTTATTTACATATTCCCTTGATTCTACCTCGCCATCATATATATTTACAGCATCCATAAATTTATAACCATTTTCGTCATACCATTTATTGCGCATTTTACCTTTGAACATCATCCAACCCCAATTATCATGTGAAGTGTAGCCAACAAATACATAATTAAAATCTTTACTGCTAAAAATCCGATCTAATCTATTTATAGATTCTGAATCACATTTTATTTCTTTTAATGATTTTATAAGTCTATCATCAGTAGGAACTAACCAATATCGTTTAATTAGACCTGTACGACTTACATATTGTTCAAATATTTTAAATATTGTTATCATAAATTATATTTATTTACAACTTCACTTAATTCTATCTCACCATCAAGTATATTTACAGTACCCATAAATTTATAACCATTTTTTTCAAAATATCTATCGACCATTTCGTCAGAATAAGAATTCCATCCCCAAGGTTCTATATTATCAACAATACTATATCCAATAAAAACATATTTATACTTACGAGCTTTACATGAATCACCATTTAATATATTCATATAGTTTGAACTACATTTTATCTCTTTAAGTGATTCTCTAAACCTATCATCAGTAGGAATCAACCAATATAATGATTCATCGTGTGTTTTTGCTTCAAATCTTTTCAAATATTTCATATATTGTATTTATTTGTTACTAATATCTCTTCTAATTCTTCTTTATACTTTGAAAAATGAGCAATTTCATATTTACCCATTCTTCGGCAATTTGTAAAATCTCTATCGTCTTCATCACTAAACCAATCTTTCAATTCATATGGCACATTTTCATACTTAATCAAATATTCATACATTCTGATTTTATCATGTTCAACAATAATACCAATATTATTATTTAAAAAATTAGTTATTGATTTACTATTCTCATAACAAATAACATAATCACCAAGTTCTGGCTTTAATTCTTCAAATATTTTGAATGTTGTTATCATTATTGTTAATTATCATTTTCTTATCTTTACACATAGCAACTAATCTTTCCTTATTTTTCTTATCACTTTTCTTCTCATGTAAAAAATTATCAGTAAATCTTATTTCTTGAACATATTTTATTGGTAATATATTTGTATGTATTTGTACTTCAGCATATTTATCATAAAATCGTTCTGGTATAAACATTCTACCACGACTAGTATTATGCCATTTTTCAGGATTTTTATGATTCAAATTATTCAAAATATATTCTGATTCTTTAATATATTCATTATCATCTTTTAATATAGTAGAATATATTTTAGATATTTCTTTAGAATTATAAATTTTAATATTTTCTATTAAACTATCTAAAAGTGTTAATGTCACTTTAAAATTTTCAAAAATAGACGGTTTGAAATAAACCATCACTGGTCCATGCCCAGTTTCATATCCAGAATCATTATACCAATCTGGTGTGCAAAATATTAAATCTTCAGTACCAAAATTCTTACTATCTAATTCTGCTCTTTCATTCCACCAAGAATCATTAGAATTTAAGCCTTTATGCTTGATTAAATCTTCATCTAATTTATCAATATGGTTTTTTAACTCATTTCTACTCATTAAAAACCCATTTTCCAACATAGAAATAGCTGATTCATAAGATGAAAAATGTCTAACTAATGGATATTTTTGTGTAGAATTTGTGATTCGCGAATCACAAATTTTTATGTTTGGTGTTCTAAATGTATCAAATTTTCTTATCATATATTAAATTTTTTTATTTGTAATTTCAATTCTAATTCTTCCTTATTTTTAGAAAAATATAATATTTCGTTTAATAATACATCTTCAATAATATTTTCAAATGTTTTTATATATTTCATAAATTATATTTATTATTTATTAATAATTTATCTGCTTCTTCTTGTGATATTTTTTTATATACAGGTTCTATTAACTTGAAATTTCTTTCAACATTTCTATCATCATCAAAATATGCTTTCTCTTTAGCACTATCAATAGAGGTAATTTGATAAGGATGGTTTTTTCTTATAAATTTCCCCCAATCATTAAAAAATATTATATAATCACCCATATTAAGTTGTTTACTATTTTCAAAAGTTTTTATATATCTCATTGCAATTCCTCTATTATTTGATGAAAACTCTTACTATTTTTCAATTTATTAAGCAAAATACTATCAAATTTATTATTTTGATTAACTCTTTTTAAATATGACTCAGTATCTTCGTGATACCAAGTATCAAAATCTAAATTAATAAACAATTCTTTATGATTACAATTCATCAATGACATAATTGCTTCTTCATAGTATAAAGTTTTATCTTCATTAGTTATTTTATCTATATATTGTCTAAATATTTTAATAATTTTATTCATCACATCTTTTTTACCACCAAATAACCCAGCAATTACATGTCGTGATGAATTATAGTTCTTATAATGTTTAGGATCTACGGTATTTGCATAAAAAAACTTAGAATTTTCTTTTGTTATCACTATACATTTATCCTCACATTTTTTCACTAAATTTTTTAAAAAATTATTATTAAATAATGGTGAATTGAAACCAATCTTATTATTATCATAATTCAAGTGCTTTTTTGGAATTAAACCATCAAATGATAATCCAGCATCAATCCAAAAATAATAATCATATGTCATATCTTCTAAAGTAGGCCATATAAACTTCATATACTGTATTTCAAAGCATCTTTGTGATTTTTTAATATCATTAGCATCTTTATATTTATTTATCAAATCTTTGAAATTATTATTCTCCAAATCAAATATTTTTATCTTTAATTGATTATTATTAACATTATTTTCATTATAAAAGAAATCACACATTTTTTCATATTCTATACTTGATGTATAGCACACAAAATCCGCATCAGTCATCTTTAATAATGATAATAAACTATATTTATAATGATCTTCTCTATCATTTCTACCACCAAATTGTGTTCCGTGTAAATTAGAATAAATACAAGTTATAAACTTAACTTTATTTTTTATTTGTGTATCTGACATAAAATTTTCAAATTTTCTAATCATATATTATATTTTTTTGATACAAATTCCCATTCTGGAATATTTATAGTGCCACCAAATATATAGTCATGATATTCATACCAATCGCTTTTTACTTCACCTTTATATGGATTCCAGCCCCAACCTAAGCAAAAATCACTTTCTTTAAAACCAGCATCATATCCTACAAATATATAGCCAGTATCTTTATCTCTTACACTTAAAATTATTTTTCGATAATGTTCAGAACAATTAATTTTATTTAATGAATCTTCAAATCTTTCATCTGTTGGAATTAGCCAATATATTTTTAAAGGTTCTTCGCCTATTATGTTTAATTCCTCAAACAATTTTAAATATTTCATATATTAAATTTCTTTCCATATATTATATGCTCTACCTCTGGTATTGTTAATCTTTCAAGCATTCTAATTAATTTTTTATCATTCATATATATAGGCATCTCTAATCTATCTAAAATATCATTTAATATTCTAATATATGTTGGTTTATATTCATTATAAAATTCTTTTACAGTCATAAATTTTATTTTATCAAATTCATTTTCGTTATAATAATGTTTCCAAGTATTATTATAAATAAGGTTCTCTTCACCACTTACATATTGATTAAATTGAATCATATCTTGACCTTTTACACTCATATGAATATCATCACCATAATCTATATTTTTAGCTATTTTAACTATATCAACAAAAATAATTTGAAATTTTATATCACTAATAAAATATTTAGACGATGGTATATTAATAAATAATTTACCTTTATAATCATCAAAGTTATGACTTTCAAATTTTTTAATATATTTCATATATTAAATTTATTTATTGTTTTAAATAATTCAAAATCTTCTACTGTTAATTTTTTTATAAATTTATCCGCATTTTCTAATGTTAAAATATATTCATAAAATGCGAAAGCGTTCAGAAAATGTAATTTACCATCCTTCATCTTTTGACCATATTCAATCAAAAGTGATTGAATATATTCTAATTCTTCAATTTTAGTATTCTTTCTTACTTTTACTTGTAGCCATTGATTCACAAATTCCACATTTAATATTATATTAGAAATAGTTAATCTTTCAGTTGTTTTAATAAAAAAGGATGCATCATTTTTATCAATATAAACCCAACCAGGCTTACCTAGTTTATCATTTGAAATTTTATCAAATCCTTCTACTATTTTTTTAACATAGTTATTAGAAAATAGTCTTGTAAATAATCCTTCTTCTAATATTCTAATATATAAACTTTCGTATTTATTATAAAATTCTTTTACTGTCATAAAATTTATATTATAAAATTCATCTTTTGAATAAAGTCTATCACAAGTTGTAGCATAATTCAGACTATATTTACCATTATCTTGTTTAAATGTAATCACATTGTTACCGTTTATTCTATATTCATCATGATCAATATCAATATTATCAACAAAAATAATTTGAAGCTCACTTTTAAGAAAAACTATAAATATTTTATCTTTATAGTCATCAAAATTCTGATTTTCAAATTTTTTAATATATTTCATATGTTAAATTTATTTATATTCGACTCCAATTCATATTGTTTTATTTCTTCTGGAGTCAACTTTCGCTCAATCATACCTACTGTAGTCCACTCCCATTCGCCTGTTGAAAATAATACTTTATATGGAATCCTATCATTATCAATATATATAATTTTTCCATATTTATGAATAAAATTTAAATGATATTGTGTTTTATCATCTATTTTCAATAAAACATAATCACCAACTTTATGATACGTTTCAAATAATTTTAAATGTTTCATAAACTATATATAAAAAACAAAGAGATAATTTTTTAAATAGATAAAACAAATAAAAAAGAATTTAATATATAACAAACATTAAATAATATATGAATAAGAAAAAAGACGAAGTACAAAACAGAATAAACAACTTAATTAGAGTTTCTAATGTTAGATTAATTGGTGATAATATAGAACCAGGAGTCTATGAAATAAGAACCGCACTAAGAATTGCAAGAGAAATGGAATTAGATTTAGTAGAAATTTCAGTTGCAAATGATGTAAGTATCTGCAAAGTTATTGATTATGGAAAATTTCTTTATGATAAAAAGAAAAAAGAAAAAGACCAACAAAAAAAACAAAAACAAAATCAAGTTGAAGTAAAAGAAATCAGAATGACTCCAAATACTGATGATCACGATTTTAATTTCAAATTAAATCATGCTAAAAACTTTTTAACCAATAACGATAAAGTTATGATTTCAGTTTTTTTTAAAGGCCGCGAAATTACTTATAAAGAACAAGGCGAAATTATTTTATTAAGATTTTCACAAGAATTAAAAGGATTAGGAACACCTGAATATTTACCAAAATTAGAAGGTAAACGAATGTCAATGATGATTAAACCAATAAAAAAATGATAGAATGTTTTGATAATGGTGAACAAGAATCATTCGAAGAAGATGATTCTTTTGATAATGGCGAAAGCGAAAATGAAAGCAATGAATCAAATTAAAATTGGTAGTAAAGTAAAACTTATTGAGAATATAGAAATGTTTCATAGAACATATAAAGTCGGTGAAATATTTACTGTTTATGGAGTTAGTTATCGTGGCTGGGATTTAATTAATGATAAAAATGAAAGAATTGATGAAACATATTTTTCTTCTCATAAATATGAATTATATGACATTAAAGAAGAAAGAAAGAAAAAACTTCAAAAAATAAATGAAATTTAATAAAAATCTTGGTATATTATTTGATAAATATAATTTTGATTATATTTATATAAATCCAAAACAACTTGAATATTTGGAGTGGGATTTCATACCAGAAGAATATTTAGTAGATTCTAAAAATGAGCCAGGTTATTTAGGCACTATAACATTACAAAATGATCATATAAAAGTATATTACGATAAAAAAATCATACCCGGAGATATGATTTTTAAATATAAAGATATTAAAGAAGAAAGAAAAATTAAATTATTTGATATAATTAATAATAGTATTAACTAGCACTTTCATTTCTTCTTCATTTCTTGCTAATTTGGAAATATGTGGGAATGTCCACATTGAAAAATCAGAAAAAGACCATTCATCATCTGTCATCCAAACAAATATAGGTTTATTCATAAAAGATTGCGTTTGTAATTCACCATAAGTGCCTGCAGCTGCAGCGGTATTTAATCCTAAAAATACCATGTCAGAAAGATTAACCAAATGCTCATCCCCTGGCTCAATAGTACTAGATAACGTCCTTCTAATATTTGTCATAGTTGGCTCATATTCTTCTGGTTCTGTTTCATCGCCAAAAGTTTTATATTGTATAGCAGCTTGTGCAAAATCTTTATCTTTAGTTCTATCAACTTCTTTTCTTACTGGATTTAACACCAATGGTTTATTATACATTTTTTTAATTTTTTCTGGATTTTCAATAAACATATCTAAATAAATACCATCAACAACTCTTTTTGGATCAACTTTACCAAATTCTTTTAAATTAATTTCTGGTAATCCAGTTTTTTTACCTGGATATTTTTCAAATTCATGTTCTACTATAATTCTCCATCCAGCGCCAACATCCTTTGCTTTATCCATACCACCAGCCAAATAAACTGAAATTAAATCAAATCCTGGATAATTTTTAAATATATCATCAAGAGAAGTTAAATCAAATATATTCATTTTATCAATTAAATTAACATAAAATTTATTTTTTCTATTAATTAAATACTTCCATATTCTTTGATCAATACTTTTTTGAAATTTTATTTTCAATTTATCAATAATATCCATGAAAAATCCTTCTCTTAAATTTTCACTCGTTTCAACTAATTCTTCTAATGAATTTCGTAATTCTATAATATCTTCAGTTGGTACATTTTTTAATAAATCTAAAACTTCAAAAACATCATTTGACTCGTTTGTTTCAATGCTTTCTTTTATAAATCTTCCATAATTTGTAATAATTTTCATATTTTATAAATTGTATTTTGTGGTATTTAATAATAACTCAATAGTTTTTTCATCTAACGTTTCTTTTGTTACTTTTTTGATAAAAAAATTCTGTTTCTTATATTTTCTTTTATACTTCATGTAATAGTTAGCAACATCTTTAAAATCAAATGGATTAACATTATTAAAATCACTATTACTAGGATTAAATTCATATTCGTCACCATTACTATCTGTTATCCAGAGTTCATAAGTAATATCTAAATCAATCTCATCAAAATTCTCAAATAATTTTATTTTCATAAATTATATATTATATTTGTTTGATAATAGTTTAAGTTTAATCTCATTAATAATTTCTTTATCTACTATTTCAGTAGTCATTTTTTCTATAAATAAATTTGGATGTGTTTTTTCATATTTCATAAAAATTACAACTGAATCAACTAAACTAAAAGGATCATATTCATCTGATTCATCTTCACTAAGGTCAAGACCAATTTTATCACCATTTTTATCTAAATCACTAACTCCATACATAACATCAATTTCATTAAAATTTTCAAATAATTTTATTTTCATACTCTATATATTAAATTTATAAATTAAATTTCCTGAATCATAAATATTTAAAATTCGTTCATTTTTTTCATTTTTCTTATATCTAACAAAATCTTTTATAAAATAACAATTAGGCTCTGTTTTTTCTTGAATTTTAAATCCTAATTTACTAAAAAATTCTTCTTGATTTGATCTATCACTAACTGCAATTATTTCTTCTGGTTGATGTTTACTAATAAAATAATCAAATATTTTTATTTCGCTATCTATCACATTTATATTTAATTTATCACAAAATCTTAATAATTCATATTTATTTTTATTTTTAGAAAATATCATCAAACTGATAAGTTCATTTTCATTAAATAAACCAATTTTTATTTTAGATTCTATAAATCCTTTAATATGATTTTTATCTAAAAATTCTATAATCAATTTAATATCATCAACTTCTTTAATTTCACAAAAATTAGAATCTATTTTAATATTATTACTCATCTTATTTGAAATAATAGATTTAATTATTTCTTGTTTAAATAACCAGTCATCCTCCCAAATATGTATCAACTCTATACTATTTGATTCACATAATTCAGTCTTATTCAAATGATAATTTTTATCTTTATGCTCATCAGAATGCCAATATAATCCATTATACTCAAATGCCAACTTTAATTCAGGAATATAAATATCTAATTCATATGGTTTTATTATATTTCTACTATTTAATAATATTTCACCATTATAATTCTCTCTAATAAAATTTAACAATATTATTTCATTACCAGATATATTTGTGCTTACAGGATTACATATTGTGCAAATTGGAACATTATACCTTTTTCTATTATAATATAAGTGCGGTTCTATAGTAAAATTATGATATTTATTTTGATCACACTTTACAATAAAAATAGGCTTATCATAATCTATTTCAATAATATCTTTATTTTTTTCTAAAATTTGATTTATTTTTGTTATTTTTACTTTGTTTACCATTTCATTCTTTATATCATCCCTTTGAAATTGGCATTTAACACCATATTTTTCAATCATAGTGTTAAATGTTTTTTCTGCAGTTTTTTCATTTATCAGCGAATTAATATTTCCATATCGTTCCAAATTTGTTTTATTTATTTTGTCTCTAAATTTCTTTAATTGTGCTGGATGTTCAACGCCATATCTTTCTAAATTAGTATTTGCTATTTTTTTCTTTATTTTATCTGATTGACATTGATGTTCAAATCCAAATTTATTCAACATCGTTTTTTTACGTTTAGCATTAAATTCTTCATTTTTTATCAACGCATCAACACCATATTTTTCTAATAATGTATTTTTTCTATTTTTATCATTACATTTATAACACAAATATTCATTATCTACTGAATTTTTTAAATATTTATTATATGCAAAATAATGACTCTCCCTTTCAGAGCCACATTTATCACATTTTATCAAAACTTTTTCGTGTGAGGTTTTAGGTAGTTGATCAATAGGAATAGTAATAATATCTTTTACTTTAATAATATTATATCCTAAATTTCTATAATAATGAATATTTCCACCTTGTATAGAAATTGAAACTTTTGTTGTTAATAACATATCTTTTTTATATGTATATATAAAAAATGTTTGGTCCTGCTTGAAACTTTTTTAATTATACAGGTATTTTTAATTGTTATGCTTTGAGTAATAACGAGATACGGTATAATTAAACCAATTTCTGGCAATTAAATTTGATTCTATTGTATATATTAAAAGAGATTTTATTTTATTTAAAAAATCATTTGTCATTTTATTTTGAAACATTACATTAGAAAATGATGTTCTAAGCAATCCTTCTTCATAATCAAATCCACTTTCAATCTTATCATTCATATGTTTAAGTTCATATAACTCTTTTATTTGTAAATCTTTTTCTATCATTTTAAATATTATATTTTTTTGAATTCATTCTAACTTCTATCCAATTTTTTAATTCTATATTTTCCAAATATTTTACTTTTTCATAAATAATATGAGTCATATCATAATCACATTCTAAATTATTATAACACACAAATATATCATCTATTTTATTTAAATTTATAATATCCCAATCTTCTTCAATTTCTACTAATACATTTTCGTGACTTTTAAAAAATGAATATATGTAATTTATCATAAAATTACATATGTCTTTTTCTGAATCAAATATATAATTTTCATCAAAATTTTCATGAATAGTAAGAAAATAACAATATTTATATTCTAAATTTTCATTGAATTTTTGTATTTTCATATATTATATTTATTTGCTTCTATACCTATAATTGTTTTAATATCTTTAGATTCTAAATATAAATTATAAAGATAAACCTGCATTGTATTTTTTATAATATAAGCTTGATCCTCATCTAAATCATCTCCTTTAACAACATCATAATACACAGATTCTAATGTTTCTTCATTTTTTTTATCTATATATTTTGAAACAATTAATTTAGTATATTCAGTAGCAATATCATCATCATACTCAAATTTATATTCTTCAAATTTTTTTATATTTTTCATATATTATATTTTTCTTTTCTATTTTCTATTTCATATCTTTCAATAATATCTTTATATGTTTCTAAATCTTTTTTATTCATTTTTCTAATTATATTAGAATACGGTTCTGTGATCCATTCTTTATCTTTAAAACTACGCATTCCAATAAACCAATCACAAATATCACCATTACATATCATGGGTGTAGGCTTGTGGGTATGATAATCTTTTATTATTAAATAATCACCATCCTTATATGATGGCATTTTTTTAACTATATCACCTTCTTTAATGGTAAATTGTTCATCGTCCATCTCACTATCTGCATTCCATACAAGATAATATATATCATCATATTTTATTGATATTTCACTTATTATTACTAAACGATTATTTAATTTAGTATTGTTAACAATAACAAAATCATCAAGATGATATTTATTTGTCTTATGTTTTTCATATAATTTAAATTTTGTTATCATATATTATATTTTTTAGTATTTTTTAAAATAATTAGATCTTTAAATATTTTACTATATGCTAATAAATTAACATCTATTAAACATTCTACCATATCTTTATCTTCTGAAAAACTTCTAATAACAATTTTTGCTGAACTATCAAATTTTTTAAAATAATCAGATACACTTTGCATTATTTTTAATTCATCTTCATCAATAGCCATAAAATAAAAACTTGATCTTATAAATTTTTTTACACCAGATATACCAAGTTTAGCTTCATATGATCCCATATTTCCTAAATCATCATCAGGATAAAATTTATTAATAACAAGTTCTATAAACTCACTAAGTTCCTTATCATCTTTAGATGCTATTTTTTCGTTGAATTTTTCAATTTTCATAAATTATATTTATTTATATCTTTTTTTATTTTTTTGTTTTCTATCTTTTGTAACTCTTTTTTATATTCTTCCTCATCTTTTTCCTGTTCCTTTTTTCTAAATATTCTATATATTTTATAAAAATATTTTTTTAAATATTCATAATCATCTTCTGTGATATCAATAGAATAATTAGAATTAGCATTATTAGCATCATGGTAATTAAAACATATATATGGAATTTTATAGCCGTTATCTCTTGTTTCACAACCAATATATATTTTACTAAAATTCAATCCATATTTAAACCCAACACTAGATTCGTTTGTACTATTTATACCAGGATTAATATTATCAAAATTATCTTCAATAAATTTTATTGTATCAATCACAACATCAGATAATTTTGGTTTTTTATCACCATAATTAACAACAACATTCTTATCAGTCACATCAGTTATCCAATTATTATATTCTTTTAAATACTTCATAAATTATATTTTATTATATTTTCATATTCAATTTTTTCTTCATCAGTCAAAATTTCATCTCTAATCCATGATTGTGATAATTCTTTACTAGTTAATGGTTTAAATCTTGGAATTTCTCCTTTAATATTATTTAATTCCGCACTTAATTCACCGCAAACTCTCCAATATTTAGAATTTGTTTTTCTAGTAAATTCATTATAATCATAAATAAAATTATCAATTTTTTTTAAAATATCAATTTTCATTTTATCATATTCAGCACGTGTTTTTATGATTCCCATTATACTTTTAACTTTTCTTTATTTTTATTTACATGTTTTAATAATTCTGTAAAAGAATTAAATTTTTCAATAGTTTTTTTACCATTTATATTTATTTCTTTTTTATAAAAAAAAGCACCTTCATCTTTTATTTTTTTAACTGCTATATCAACAACAGAATCCAATGAATGATAATATTTTGGCGATTTAGAACCAATATTTTTTTTGTAGAAATTAAGTTTTTCTAATTCTTTTATTTCATCATCTGTCCAATATGTTGAATTAGTAATTTTTTTATACTTTGAAAAAATTTCATATTTTTTTAAATATTTCATACTATTTATTTATTTTTTCTTATCTGACCAAATATAATAGCCATTATACTCGTTCTCATATGTCATCTCACCTAATGTTGAAATAACATTTAATGTTGTATCAAAAGTTATAGTCTGTTGAAATGTAAATTTAACCGCGTCTTTATTAATATAAGTCAATGGTTTTAATTTTATGCCAAAAACATCTAATGAATCCGGAATTTCACGATAAAACTCTGATAATGCATAAGTCACTAAATTTTCTCTAATATTTTCAATATCTTCTTTATCAAAAATAAATGATCTAAATACTACTCTCTCTGTACCAAGAATATCACCAGTCAAATCATTAACTTTGTATTGATGTTTCTTTTTATCAATCAAGTCAATATATTGTTCATAACTTTTATAATACTCAACAAGAATTTTAGTATATTTTGGCCCTGCCAATTTAATATTATAGAAAAATTCATCTAATTTAACATTAGGTATTTGAAATTCTTTTAGTGACGACCACTCTGTAAATTTTGTTATATTTAATATTTCATTCATATTCTTATTTTTTTATTATTTTTAATAAATTACTATATTCGTCATCTTCTAATTTAATTCTAATTTCATTTTGATAATTTTTGCTAAAAATGAGTATTTCTTTTTCATTTTTTAACACTCTTATATTAGTAGTGCCGCCATCAGCATTATTAACATTCATTACAAATCTATCAGAAAAATCTGAAATTGGTACATTGTTCATGTTCTTCAATCCTGTTAATAAACTTGTTATACTTTTTCTATCTCTATCGTTCTTTGATTTATTAATTTGTTTTTTAGCTACCCATAATAAAAATTCATAAACTAAATATGCACAAACTAAAAACTTACCAACTTCAGCTAATAAACTTTCATTATATGAATTAAATTCTTTAATATGTTTCATTTTATTTTCTTGTTTATTTTTATATTCTTTATCCTTATCATTGGCAATAAAATCATCTAAAATCTCATTTAGTATTTCTCTCACCAACTTTTCATATTCTTTTTCATCTTTAACTAAATTAACACCCTTATTATTTATATCGCTTAAAAGATCAGAAAATCTCTTACTATTCTTATAATATTTCCTAAGTGATACAGGTTTAGCACCTTTATTTATATAAAAAGTAATAATAGGGTGCATCGCCTTAAATATATCAGATTTTGCTTGTTTTATAATTCCTAAATTTTCCATATGTTGTATATATTATTTTTAAATTCTCAATTTTTGGTTTTTATATATATTGTGTGATAACTAAATTTAAAATATTTGAATCAGTAAACGAAGGCGAGCCTCAAGTTGGTGATTATGTTTTATGTAAAAATGTTAGCAATAAAAAAATATAACATCTAAAATGAAAAAAATACTATTTATTATTTTAATATTTTTAGCATATTCTTGTAATACCAGTAAAATACCAATTAAAAAATCAGTATCAATAGAATTTTATCAACAAAAGACTGAACCAAAGCCTGAACCAAAGCCTGAACCAAAGCCTGAACCAAAGCCTGAATCTAAACCTAAATCTATATTAACAAAAATATCAATTAATCAATCAGAAGTAAAAAAAGATATTCCAGTTGTTAAAAAAGTTAAATCAAATATAAAACCAGCAACAATTTCTAAATCACCAGGATTTGATAAAGGTAGTATAAACTATGTTATTCAAGATACTATGATAATTGGAGTTATAACTGAAGTAAATATGACAATATCTAAAGGTGTTGATATAAAAACTATAATAGCAGATATAAAAACATTCAAAGATAATAATTTACATACGGATACTATTAGAATTGCGCCAGTTATGAGAGCAAGATTAGTAGATTCATCAAACGGAATAAATTTTATTATTACATCGAAAACAAATGCTGAGCAATTTTTAGAAATTGGTGATTACACAAGATGGACGTGGGATATAACGCCATTAAATAAAGGTAAAAATAAACTATCTCTTATAGTGGATGTTATATATGAAAATAAAAGTAAAAGTTATCAAGTTTATGATGGTCTTATTTATGTTTATTCTAATGAAACTTTTTTTCAAAAAATAACTAAATTTATTATAAAAAATTGGCAATATTTATTATCTTCGTTGCTTATACCATTTATCGGTTTTTTATATACCCGATACAAAAAGAAAAAACATTAATATGAAAGTTAAAAAATTTACAGAAGAAATACAAACTAAAAATTTTTCAGATATGGAAAATTGGACACCTGGATTTTCAGGTGAAAAAAAAGTCACATATACTGGAAATAAAAAAATAGATTATGAATTAGGATCAAAAGTTATTGATTTATTAAGCGAATATGAACTTGGTATTATGACCATTGGTCCTGGAAAATGGCTTCATGGTCAAGGTTTGGTATTGCCAGATGAAACTAATTTTCAAGAATATAGAGTTAATATATGTAAAAAAGATTGGGATAATTTTATAGAAAATTATAACGATGAAAACGATATTAAATATGATGATTTATCAGAAGATGAACAAGAAAAAGTGCAAGATATTTATAATAAATTACCATATAACGAAAATACTAGTTATGGTAGAGAAACTATTGAATTTTCCGTATTTTTACCAAATAATGTAACTAATATTAACTCTGCGTCAATGAGTGATGCTTCTACATATTTAAAATTATTGAGTGATAGTGGTTTCAGGTTATTTGGTGGAGATTTTGACGAATATGACATTTTTTATCATGAAGTAGAGCCTACAAAAAAATTCATAAATAGTAAAAAAATTAAAATAAGTAATAATAATTTAGAAATAATTAATACAATAAGTCATAGATTACATAAAGATGGTAAAGTATTTGATACATTTAAAGAACTTTTAAATGATAGCGAATCAACAGCCAAACAATTATTTAATGAATGGTTAAATTTAATGAAATGAAATTTTACGGGCAAAAACAAAAGAAATTATACGAAGAATTTATCTCACAACATATTCCAAATAACATAGAAATTTATGTAGAGCCATTCGCTGGCTCTTTTTCTGTTGCATGTTATTTAATTGAAGAAAGATTAAAAGATATTGATAAGTCTCCTAAAAAATTAATTTATAATGATATAAATAATTACAATTTAAAAATTTATGCTGATAAAGTTCATCATTTAGATTATAAAGAAATTTTCAAATTATACGACTCAGAAAAAACATTTTTTTATTTAGATCCACCATATTTTAAGAAAGAATTTTTATATTCAGGGTGTGAAAATTATTCAAGGCAATTTCACATTGAATTGTATGATGAAATAAAAAAACTAAAAGGAAAATTTACACTATCATATGAAGATTGCACATTTATACGAGATTTATATAAAGATTTTACAATTTATAAATATGATGGCAAAAATAGAATATTCAAAAACGAATTAATAATAACAAAATGACAAAATTTAATCCTGAAAACAAAGAAAGTTTAACTTATGGAGAATGTTTAGATCCAGCAATGAAAATAACAGATCAACACGATGCTGATCAATATTTATATGATTATGTTAGATTTATCGAAAAAAATATAGATCCTACATCTAACATGACTGCTATTCAAATGGCTAAATATAATCTCGGATATTATGCTGGATATCACAATGATGACACTAGATTAAGGGTAGAAACTTTATTTATGTGTAAACATCCAATATTTGGTAGTATAGCAGAAAAAGATTCATTAACATCTGAAGAAGCATTTAATCTTGGAATGAAAATAGGTCTTAATGAAATAGAAAAATGAAATCAAATAATTTAGATATAAACACTATCACAAATGATATAATAATGTTTAGAATATTAATAGCATTACTTGTACCTGTTGCTATATTTTCATATTATGTTGCATTTCATCTAGATAAGGTTTTAATATATTTAAATCTTGTTTAATTTAAACCAATTCTAAATAAACGTCTATAAAAAGAAAAGAAATTTTATAGATGACTGCTGCAGAAAAAAGAGAAAAAGTATCAGAATTAAAGAAAAAAATAGACGAAACCCAAGCAGATTACGATAGAGCCAAAGCAATGCAACTTGCTCTAAAACTTGTTATTAACGGCACATACGGTGCCTTCGCACACCCAAAATTCGTATTATCAAATTCACATATAGCAAATGCTATCACGGCTATGGGTCGTGATGTGATCCAATATATGTTAAAGAAAATAGAACATTATTTCTATACAGAATGGCATTTAGATATTGAATCACACAAAAAACTTGGGATTGAATATGTTGCTGAAAAAGATGGTAAATTTTTCTTATTAAATAGAGAAGGTGAAAATATTCATTATTCACATCCTTCTATTGATGATTTATTATCTAAATTAAACATAATGAAATATGATTTAAAAGAAGATAAGCAAGAACTTGCTGGTTATAATGTCTTATATCGCAGAAACATACACGATTTTTCTAATATTAAAAAAATATCAACTGATTCCCCTATAACTATTTATGGTGATACAGATTCTGTGGCTTTTAATACTATTATAAATACAAATAATGGAGATTTTACAATAGAACATTTATATGAAAAAAATATAAATACTGGTTCTGCTGGTATAACATTAAAAGGGCACGAATCTGTTAATTGCGAAGAAAAAGTTTTAAATTGGGATGAAAATAAAAAACTTTATTATGCAACTGTTAAAAGGATCATAAAACATAAAGTATCTAAATCAAAATGGAAACTCAAAACTAAATCAGGTGAAGAAATTATAGTTACAAATGATCACTCTATGATAGTATTTAGAGACGGTAAAAAATTAGAACTCAAGCCATCCGAAATTTTAAAAACAGATAAAATATTATCTATTAGAAAAAAATGAAATATTTACATTTATATATAGAGATAAAAGTATCACCATATGACAAAAAGGAAAAATAATTCTCAATACAATAAAACTTGGGTGTCTTGGTTTATTAAAAATAAAACCAAAGAAAGTTATGATAAAATTTTAAAAGACAATTTTAAAAATCATAAAAGATGTAAATATTGTGATGGACCAATATATTATTATGATTCAACATTTAGTGTTACTCGTGAATATAATTTAGTACCATTAAAAAAATCTTATTTATCAACAAAAACAATATATGATAAAGATTATTATTTATGTGTATGTGAAGATTGTTTAACAAAAGAATTTCCAGAATATCAAGAAATGAATAAATCACGAGTATTTAATAAAATGAATGATATTACAGAATATGCATTTGATATACCAAAAGAAATAGGCAAGAAATATAAAGATGAAAATTATAGAGTAACAAAAGATAATTTTATTAAAAAATATGGGGAAAATGATGGATTAGAAAAATGGGATTCTTATGTCTCTAAACAGTCATACACTAATAGTTTTGAATATAAAAATAAAACTCATAATTGGACAATAGATAATTTTAATGATTATAATAAAAGTAGATCCATAACACTATCAAATTTAATTGACAGGCATGGAGAAGATGATGGAGTTAAAATATGGGATGAATATATTAATAAGCAGAAAGAGACAAAATCAAAAGAATATGTTATAAATAAATATGGATTAGAATATTGGATAACATTATGTAAAAATAAAAAAGTGACATTAGATCACTTTATCAAAAAATATGGTAAAGAAAAAGGTGAAGAATTGTATATAAATAAAATACATAATAATATTTATTTACCGTCAAAAATTTCAGGTGAAGTTTTTGATAGAATAGATTTAATTTTAGGTAAAAAATATAAAACATATTATTATAAAAAAGACGGATTTGAATTTGGTAAAATGCTGTCAAATGGTAGATATGTTTTTTTAGATTATTATATAGAAGATATAAAAATTTGCATAGAATATTACGGTAATGTTTGGCACGGAAATCCTAAAATATATAAAGCAGATGATATTCCATTTTCATTTAAAGGAGATAAAAAAACTACACAACAAATTTGGGATGATGATAAAGAAAGAATAGAACTCTTAAAAAAAGATTTTAATATTGACACAATTGTTATTTGGGAAACTAAAGGAATGTCAATTCAAGATATTTTAACAAAAATTAAAGAATTAAAAAATGATAAATGAAATTGAATACTATTTTGATGAAATAGAATCATGTGAAATGATAGGAGAATTTGAAGATGAATATGTTTATGATATTGAAGTAGATGACGAAACACATACATTTATTGGTAATAATATATTAGTTCATAACTCTCTTTATATTTCTTTTACGCCAATGGTAGAATCTTGTGAATATAAAGGAGACACTTTAGATTTTATATTACACCTTGATAGAGTAATAGTTAAAAAATTATTTACACAATACCTTGATGAATATGCCGCTAAATTTGGTGTTAAAAACATTCATGACTTTGAACTTGAAACAATTAATCGTTCGGCTCTTCATATACAAAAAAAGAATTATATTAACAATGTAGTTTATGAAGATGGTATTTTCTACGAAAACTTAAGTTATTTTTATCCAAAAGGTGTTGAAATTGTTAAATCATCAACTCCGCCATTTGTTAGAGAAAATATTTTTGAATTCTTAAAATATATTTTTGCAAATCCTGATAATCTAAACATTAGAAAGATACTTTTATTAGTTAAAGACCTTAAAAAGCAATTTATGATGGCAGATATTGAAGAAGTATCCATGACTACAAGTTGCTCAAATTATACAGCAAAAGTTATAGATGATGTTACTGATGTTGTGACTGTTAAAGGTGCTCACTTTGGAGTTAAAGCAGCAGCTTTACATAATTATTTGCTAAATAAAAATTCAGAATATAAAACTAAATATGATAATATCAGAGGTGGTAGAATAAAATATTATTATTGTAATCATCCTAAAAATAATGTCTTTGCTTATATGAGATCAATGCACCCTTATGAAATTTGTGAAAAAGAAGGTGTTAAAATTGACTATGATGAGCAATTTGACTTAACAGTATTACAAATTGTTAATAGATTCTTGGAACCAATTGGTTTACCAACTATTAATAAGAGATTATCTGTATTAAATTCAATATTTTCATTATGACAACAGAACAATTTAATATAGCTAAAAAATATCCTTTCATACTTGATGAATGCTCCAATACAATTTCGTTAAGAAAAGTTAGTACATATTTAACAATAATAAATGCATTTGATAAGTCAGAATTAAAACTTTTAAAATTGGAAAATTTTAAAGAAGATATAAAATATATATTTAATGATATTAAAGAAGAAAGAAAAAGAAAATTAAACAAAATAAATCAAAATGAACAATTTTAATTGGAGAAAATTATTTCCTATCACATATAACTATGGGGAATTTAATGCATTTTTATTTTATTTAGATTGCCTTTTATGGATTTCTATTATAGTTTTAACTATATTTTTGTAAAACCTAAATTTAATAATTGTTGTTCATCTAATTGAGTTTTGATGACATCTTTTTCTTTTTCTATAATAACAAGATAAAAATTAGGATTTGTGTCTCTTGTTTCAACCGATGCAATATGAATAGGCGTATTTTTTTTAATATTCATTGATTTTCCATTACATGTTCCCCACATCTCAAATGACGCAATAGTATCAAAATTACCTTGACGTTCATAATTTTCTCTATCTTTAGAGTTTTTCCAAGTTAATTCATAAAATGGTCTTACTTTCATACTGATATATATTATTTATCTTTTTCAGTTTTTCTTTTCTTATTTCTTGAAATGATTCTGTATTATCTTCTAGCAACTTACAATCTATAAATGGAGTCAGTTCGTTGGCAACCGCAAGTCCTATTACTTCATAATAACAATAATTGTTTTTTTCTTCACAACAAACATCTTTAATTACATATAATTCTTGTGAATTATTACTAAAATGATGTTTATATCTTATTCTAGCACCAATATTATATTTATGTTTAAATTGCTCCATTTATCTTTTTTAGTTTATCTCTTCTTAATGTTTTTTTGAATTTTTCATAAATTTTTTCCACATTATCAAAATCATTTCTTATCAAATACACATCAAAATCTTTATTATCAGAAACATGCCAGGTCATTTCACCTTTTTTATTTGTTCCTCCTCCATCACATATTAAACCTAATGGTTTCAATCTTTTTTCATCTACAATTCCACCATCAACACCCCAAACCATAATAATTATTTATTTTTTCCAATTTTTCTTTCCTCAATTTCATATTGTATTTTACATCATATTCTTTTTTGTGTTTATCACAAAGAATATGCCAACTATTACCATCTTTTATTAGTGAATAGCAATTAGTATTAAGATTATCATAATAATTTCCGTATTTATTGCATATTTCACAATACGGAACCCTTGTTGTATGATGTGTAGTTGAATTTGGTGGTCCTGTTATCATTTTAAATCTTTTTCTAATTTTTCTAATTTTCGTCTTCTTAAATATTGCTCAATAACTTTAATATCCATTCTATCTAGGATTTCCTCATCTGACAAAGGAGCATCAAGCGGATCAGCAAAAACTTGATTTTGATCATAACTACTTGTTATATCATAAAAAAAATCATCATTAATCAACCAATCATTATACGTTGTCATTATTTATTTTTATAATTTTTTTTTATTATTTATTAAATCCAAGCATACAATCCTTTATTATCTATCATTCCCTCACAGTAATTAAAATCTATATTGTAATTTTTAAAAACATAAAGTAAAACATTTTTATATAAATTTAATTTCCTAGGGTCTATTGTTTTACCAATAACAAAATATTTCTCAATATCTAATTGATTTAAAATATCACCAACTCTTATTAAAACCTCTTTTTCTTCATATAATTCGGTGAGTTTTTCATAATCTTCTGAATTTATATCATATTTTTTTAATGTAAATGATAAACTCCAAACAAAATCTGAATTTATATTTTTATTATAATTAATAACTGGTATTAAATCTATTCTATATTCTGTTTTAGAATCAGTTTCAAAAAATATTTGATATCCATTATGATTTTTATAATTTGAATATTCGTCATTAAAAATATAATCATAAATTTTATATTCTGTATTAAAATATAATTTATCAAATGATTCAATAATATTATTTTGAAATTCCGGATAAGTATATAAATTTATAAATTTATCTAATTTAAGATTATTATGTTCTTTTATATATTTTTCTAATGTTTGATGCGATGCTATTAATTGTAAATGCTTCATTTCTTTTTATAATTTTTATAATTTTTAATCAAATTCATATAATTATCAACATTGTCATAATATGGTATTCTTATAAGGCTTATATTATTTTCAGCACAATAGTCTGTTTTCATATTATCTTTTTCTTTACATTCACTAAATGATTTTTCACCACCAAAAAAATCAATTGGTTTAAAATGTTGTATTCCATCATATTCAATACAAATATTATAATCAGGTAAATAAAAATCAAATTGTAATTTCTTTTTATATTCGCAACCATCAAACGTTTTTTGCCTATTAAATTTTATATTAAATTTTTCTAAAAATTGTTTAATTTTATTCTCACCTTTTGATAAATTACATATTGGGCAACTTTGTCCATTTAAATGATGAGCAGGAGTTTGTTCAAAATCACCGTGTTTTTTACAAGTTATAATAACTTTGGTATTAAAATTAATAAAAATTGTTTTATCATAATTATATTTATCACCATTAATTTCTTTTGATAATTTTATAAAATCTTCTGTTGTTTTATGTCGGCCTGCACACTTTGGACAGCCTTGCTTATGGCTTATATGTAAACTAGGGCTTTGCTCAAATACACCATGTATTAAACAAATTAATTTTATCTTAGATTTTCCATTAAAATAATCGACTAATGAATAATCATATTTATCGCCATTTATATTTTTTGATCTTTTAATAAATTCTTCATTCGTTAATTTTTTCATTCCAGAACAGATCGAACATCCAAATCCAATTAAATGTGAATGATGTGATTGCTCAAAATCTCCATGTTCAGGACACGTTATAATAACTTTAGTTTTAGCATCAATAAATATACTTTTTTCATAATTATATTTGTTATTATGAACTTCTTTAGATTTCTTAATAAAATATTCAGTTGACATTTTATTTCCAGCACAAAACGGACAATTTTGACCTTTTAAATGATTGCTAGGAGTTTGTTCAAAGATACCATGCTCTCTACATATTATTTTAATATTTGTTTTACAATTAACATATTCAACTAATGAATAATCATATAAATCTTCATTTATATCTTTACATTTTTTTATAAAATCCTCAGTGCTTGGTCTATAAACTTTAGAACATTTAGGACAGCTTTTTCCATCTAAATGGTTGCCAACTTTTTGACTAAATATTCCATGTTCTGGACATATAATATCAATTTTTTGATTTCTATTTATATATTCTACAAATAAAGAATAGTCATATTTGCCATTATGTTTTATACTAAAATGATTTTTAACGTCATTCACAGTTTTATTTCTATTATAACATTTAGGACAGCCCTGTCCATTTAAATGTTTAATCAATTTTTGTTCAAACACTCCATGTTTTTTACATATAATTTTAACTTTTGAATTAGTATTTTTGAATTCTAACATAGAATAATCATACTTATCTAAATGTAGATTTTTCAATTTAGATAATACTATCTCTTTTGTAAATTGTTTAGGCATAATTTCATTTTTTACCATTTTTTGGGTATAATGTATAATCTAAATAAAACTTATCAAATATATCATTAGAAAAATATTTTTGTAAATTTATTTTTTTAAAAATTTCCAAATTATTTATTTCCTGTACCAATTTATTTAAATCTTTAATTTTTAATAAATAATTTTTAGCTTTGTATTTATCTATTTTATTTTTTATTAAATCTTCAATTAATTTTTGCCATAAAAACACTTTATGACCCTTTTCTATCATACTCACCGATTTACGAACACCTATGTTGTCTTGATCAAAAAAAAATTGAATATTTAAATCCTCAGACATTAAAAAAGACATATCGTCAATGGAATTAAGACCAATTGCTCCAATAGAATTATTTTCTGAATTTATATTCATAAAAATTGAATCTAAATAACCTTCAAAAACAGTCACAGGTTTATCCCAGTTCACATTTAATATGTTAAAGAAATTTGATATTTTATTATAAGAAATTGCTTCAATCTCATCTAACGGATCATCTGGATGAACCATATTATATAATTTTTCAAAATTGAATATTTTGAATATTCTTTTATCTCCAGGTTTTAAATTTCTAGTTTGAAGTCCTAAAACCTTTTTACCTGATTTATTTAGCATTACAATAACCTTTTCCGTCCATTTAGGAGTAATAATAAAATCTGCTTGATATATATCATCAAAATTATTAATCAATCTATCATACTTAAGATATTGATATTGTGCGGAGTTAATTTTAATTGGTGAAAAATTAGAAAATTGTGTTTCAGGATGATTATTTAAAAACTCTGTAAGAAAATCTATATCAATAAGTTTATCAAGTTTCTGAAGAATAAATGTATCTTCGTTTTTTGAAAAATGAATATTTGTATCAATATAATTATAAATGTCCATTTTCTTTTGAAGATCAATTTCAACATTGAAAGTTTTTAATAAATTTAAGAAACTCCGATTACATCCACTCTCGTTGAAACATATAAATTGCATATTTTTTTTATAAAGTACTCCTCTAAGTTTCTGGCCTGGTGACTTTTGGGAGTCTCCACAAATTGGGCAGGAAAATTGAAGTCTATCAGGAAAATCTTTTAATCTCCATTTGCGTTTATCCGCATGGGCAATTTTTAAGACTTCTTCAATTTTAGATTTAATATATTCGTTATCTAGTTCTTGATTTGGCATAAAATTTATATACTATTCAAAAAAGAAAGTTTATCTAAATATTTTCATCATATCTAATTCTTATTAAAGTGATATTTTTATTTTTACAATTATAATTAATTGATAAAGTTTGCTTTTATTTATAAAATTAGCAAATATTAGCAAACTTTATCAAATTTATATTATATATAAAATAAAATCTCAATATGAAAATGAAAATAAAAGACGCTGCAATAGCAATATTAAAAGAAAAAGATAATTTATCAACATCAGAAATTTATAATGAAATATTCGCTAATGGAATTGAAATAGAAACAAATGGTAAAACTCCTAAATCCACATTATCCGCAATGTTATCTTCTTATAGTAATAATCCTGATAAATCATTTCATTATAAAAATATAATATTTTCTTTTAGCAATACTACACCAAAGAGGTATTCGTTAATTAAAAAAGAAAATATAAAAACTAATACGGATATAATAAAACATTTAGTTGATAATGGTGTTCGTTGTCTTAAAATAGAAGATACAAATGGTAATGAAATAGAAAGTATATACCTTGAACCAAATTATACCTGGTTCATGAAAACTACGGAAAAATGTGTGGAGAAAAATGAATTATTTTTAGATATGTTTATTAAACTATTAGAGAAATAATTTTTATAATTTAAATGAATAAAATATTAGTATTAATCGGTTCAAATAGTATTGGTGACACCTTATGTTCTATACCCACTATAAAAAAACTTAGTGAAGTATATGATAAAAATATTCATGTGTTTACATATCAACCAGAATTATTAAAAAATTATCCATATATTACGTTATCAAACAATTATAATATTGAAGAAGGTGACACATTAATAGAATCATTTAAAGTTGACAAATTTGTACACACAAGAACAGATATTAGGCAATTACACGCAATAAGTTCAGGTTTTCAATTATTACCAGAAGAAATGGAAATAAAATTTTACCCAGATCCTTATGAATTAATTGATGAATTGCCAGAAAATTATATGGTGATACATCCATCAAAAACTTGGCCATCAAGAACTTGGGAAAAAGAAAGATGGCAAGAATTAATAGATAAATTGAATATTCTTGGTGTTCCAATTGTTATTGTTGGTAAAAATTCAAGTGAAATAGGAACTTATGAAATAAAAAAACCTGTATATGAATTAAATATTAAATGTGGGTTAAATTTAGTAAATAAAATAAATATACATCAAACTTGGCATGTTTTAAATAAAGCATCACTAATTATTACAATGGATTCTGGTATATTACATCTTGCAGGCACAACTAATACCTATATTATTCAACTAGGGAGTTCGGTTGATTACAAATTAAGAGCGCCATATAGAAACGGCACACAAGATTATAAGTACTCTTATATCTCAGGAGAATGCAAACTATTGTGTGCATCAGATATGAAATATAATATTAGGCATAATGGAACTCATATGAAAATGGCACCCGTAGCATTTTGTTTAGAAAGAGTAGAAACTATTGGGCAAGATATTGATCCAGATCCTAATTTATATAAATGTCATCCAACAGTTGATCAAGTTTTTAAAGAAATAGAAAAAAATTATATATTTCCAAATAAAGGTAAAATTTTAATGAAATGAGAAAACGTGGTGATTATGTTACCTGTAAAACATTTCCAAAAAAAGTTAATGGGTTAGAAAAAGATAGTGATTCCAATATTATTATTAATAAAACTTATATGGTAATAGATGTTAGTCATCAAGTAGTAGATAAAAATGGTTTAACAGGATTAGAAATGTTAAGCATTATTGGTGAAAATGGAAAGTGTTATTATTGGAGTGATTATTTTTATAATATAAAAGAATTGAGAAAATTAAAACTTGAAAAGATAAATGATAAAAGAAGGTGAAAAATTATTATGTATAAAAGATATGTATAATAATCATGGTTATATTAATAGTATTGGCGGTTATCATATTCATAAAAAAGGATCATATTATATAATAAATATAATATACGACAATGATGTATATCTATCTACTGAAAATGAAAATGTGCGCATATATAATATTAAATTTGGAACAGAATTTTATCTATATGATTATTTTATTGATATTAAAAAAGAAAGAAAATTAAAACTTGAAAAAATAAATGAAAAAAGAGGTTAAAATAGAAGATTTTATTGATTTAACAAAACTTGAATCAATGTCAGAAAGAGAAAGAGAAATATATGATAGTGTATTTCAATTAAACAAAAATAAACTTCAAGAATTAACTGATGTACTTGAATTATTAGAAGAATTTAAAAACAAACACAATAGTGAAAGTAAAAATTAATAATTACGTATTTGAATGTGAGAAAATTGAACCAATTTACAAAAATTGTTTACATTTTGATTATGAGTCTTTTTATAAGATGAAAAATAACCCAAACAGGATTTTTGTTAAATTAAAAACAAAATATATGTATTATGAATATATGAGTTTTGATATAACTCAGGTTGAGATAATTGATATTAAGAAAGATAGAATGCAAAAATTAGAAAGATTAAAAGAATTAAATTATTAATTTAAAAAGCAAACACAAATGATAATAAAGAATAAAAAAGCAAATTATGAATTTGAATTACTTGATGAATACCGTGCAGGCATTCAATTATTTGGCAGCGAAATAAAATCAATTAGAAAAGGAAAAGCGTCAATTATTGATAGTTTTTGTGTATTTATTGGCAAAGAATTATTTTTAACAAACTCATATATTGCTGAATATGAATTCAGCAATCAATTTAATCATGAGCCTAAACGACCAAGAAAATTATTGCTTACTAAAAAAGAATTGAAAAAAATTAAAGCAAAAATAAAAGAAAAAGGTCTTACAATAGTACCATTAAATATGTTTATCAATAAGCGAGGTTTTTGTAAAGTTACGATATTTATTGCAAAAGGTAAAAAATTACATGATAAAAGTATGTCAATAAAAGAAAAGGATATTAAAAGGGACACAGACAGAGAATTAAGTAACTATTAATTTTTTTATTTCAATTATTTTTATTATCTTTATAAAAATAAAAGATTGTTACAACAATACAACAGTATTTACTGATGTGATTAAAAGTTAAATACATCACTTATAAAAAAAAACAGATGAAACTTACAGAAAAATTAAAATTAATATTAGCAATTTTATTTATTAGTTTATGTTTATGGGCATCAATAACTTGTACTATACAAAGATTTAAGTGTGATACAATGACCGAAACTCAATTATTTAAAAGAATACCACAATCTTTTGTGTGTAATTGGATAAAATGCAATTAAAAAACAAATGAAAATAGTACTAAGAAAAAATCTTAAAAAGAAAAAATTATTATTATTTATTGATTGGGGATATGCATTAAAATATTTTACAATTTCATCTTATGATGAAGATATAACAAGCAGACAAATTGACGATGGATGTTATACTTGTTGGTTTAATATTGATAATGTAAAACGAGAAATTGAAAACTATTCAGAAAAAAATAATTTTAAATTAGATGAAAAAAAATTGAAAGTATTTTTGAAAAGTATAGAAGTCAAAGGTCTTTCATATTCTGACAAAAATAAATTAGAAATACAAACCGACATTGAAGAAAGAAATAAACAAGGTATAAAAATAAAAATGATTGAATGAAAAAACCAAGATTATATGTTGATATGGATGGTGTATTGTGTAATTTTCAAAAAGCACATCAAGAATCACTTATTGAAAAACCAACACAAAGATATCCTCAAGCACAATGGGGATTCTTTCTAAGATTAGAAGAAATATCAGATGCAATTTCATCTTTAAAAATTCTTCAAGAAAAATATGATATCTGGATTTTAACCCGTCCATCATTCATTAATGTTAATAGTTTTACTGAGAAAGCTCAATGGGTTTGGGATCATTTAGGATTTAATTTTCTTAAACAAACTATAATGTGTGGGGACAAATCACTTTTAAAAGGGGATTATTTAATTGACGATACTGATGGTGCTGGTCAATCAAATTTCGAAGGAGAATGGATAAAATTTGATTCTCAAAAATTTCCTGATTGGGAAAGAATTGTTAAATATTTAATGCATAAATAATTATGAAAATTAGAATTGGAAAAAGTGCAAAAGTTTCTTTAATAGAAAATATTATAAGTTCTTTAGATGATTTATATGACGAATTATCATATGATAATAATGAAAAAGAAATTGAATGTATCAAATCAAAAATAAAGATTAGAGAGGATTTTCTAAACAAAATTTAAAAAATTTAATTTGTATTTTTAACAAAGTATTCTTATCTTTGCGCCATGAGAAATATCAAAAAAATTATGAGCCCTTGTTTCATTTCAAAAGCTTCAAATGGCAATGGTAAACCAAAAAATTATTCTAGAAAAGGATCAATTTGTTCTTGTCTTTGCTTTATACTATGCAAAACAAATATTTTAGAAAAAAATATAAAAGTTGTATATGAAGTTGAGCCAAATTCAAATAGGATCAAATATGGATCAAAACAATCAACATATAAACAGCAAATATATTGGGGGAATTTAAGCAAGTCATAGAATTACCTAAAATATTTGACAAATTAAATGATGATGATTTTGAAATTCAAATTGGATTTTTTACTAGAGATAAAGTGGAAGTTCCATTTATTTATGGTATCTCAATAGTAAATATTCAAAAATATCAAATGATCAAAATCAAAGAAGATAGAATGAAAAAGTTAAATAAAATATCAAGCAATGAAAACTGATAAAAAATTAGGCAGATTAAGATCATTAATACATAAATATGATAGTTATTATACAAGTAGTCGTATAACTGAAGATATTATTACTCGCTTGGATAAAAAAATACAATCCCATTCTGTTTGTAAAGAAGGAGTTGGCTTTGAAAGATATAACGCTTTTATTGAAATGAAAAAATTGGTGCTTGAATTAAAATTAAGCAGTGATGAATATTATAAAATAACAACAGAAGAAAGATTAAAAATATACAATTCTGTTACTTCTCGTACAACAAGAAACAATGCTAAAGAAACAAGAGATAATAAAGGAGTATATGTAGGATCAGGCGGTAGTAATGCAAATAAAGTAAGATATCCAAGCAAAAAAAGATCAAAAAAAGTTTGGAATATTTTTTATAAAATGTTTCCATATTTTGCTGAGAAAGATGGATGGGATGGAGAAAAATCAAAAAGAACTTAAAAAAATAAAATTATGAATAATCTAACAGCTTTAAAAAGTTTAGTTCTTGCACCATATATTTTAAAAGCAACAGCACTAATAAGTATATGTCGTAAAGTTGGTGGAAATCAATTCAGACATTCATTTGCTACTCTTGGTATTTTGTTAGATTATAAATACTTTAACGATCCTATTTTGCTTAAAGCCTCGTTGATGCATGATTTTTTTGAAGATCTAGTTGATTGTAATTTAGACGAAATTCGTAATATTGATGACGATGGTTCAGCAGTAGTTAATTTAGTTTTAGAAGTTACAAGAAACGAAAAAATAGAAACTAAAATTGAATATTTGGAAAGATTAAAAAACAGTTCAACAAAAGCAAAAATATTAAAATGTGCTGATAGAATAAGTAATCTAACTGATTTACATCTTGATACACATACAAATCAAAAAATATCTGATTATCTTGATCAAACTGAAATATATATTTTGCCATTAGCACGAGATGTTAATAAAAACTTTGAAAAAGAATTAATTGATCTTATAAAAAAAAGACGGGAATTATGTGAAATTAAAAAAGTTCCAACTATGAAAGCCATATTCAAAAAAGATAAATTGTTTAACATGTTACGTGATTTTGGATTTATTGAAACTATTTCAGATAAATATATCGTTTTTAAACTTGAAGATGAGTTATTTGCTTTTCCAAATTTAGTTTCATTACAAGATCACCATTATGCAGCAACAAGATTTCAATTAGATATGAATGGTTGGATATGTAGAGACGAATTTGATAAAATATTTAATACATTTGAATTATAAAAATTTAATTAACTTCCAATCCAAGCGTTTATTTTTACTTTATTCCAATTTTCATATTTTTCAGTACCATCTGAACCTAATGATAAAATCGCCATCGCTCTATGCCAACCTTCATATAAATGATAACCACCAGGCTTTTTTACAATAATGACGGGTTCGTTTTTTCCATAATTTTGTACAGCAATATCTCTTTGACGAATAGTTCTTACTTCATCATTCGGAACATCTACAATTAATTCACCCATCTTTCTTTCAATCATCCAATCTTGAGTATCATCATCAAAATCATCAAAATTAACTTCAATTATTTGTTTTTTCCATTTTATATTAATAAAATCAGAAAAAACAGTTTCAATATCTTCTATATCAGATTCATAATTCACCATTTTTATAAATTCAGATTTAAAAAATCCATTATGAGAATAATATAATTCCTTAAATACATATTCTGGAGTATTCTTAAATAAAGGTCTTACTATTGAATAAACATCTTTATTTCTATATTCATTAATAAAATTTTCAAAAAGTGTAATAAATTTCATATTCTATATATAATTTTTAAAAATAATTTTTTAATCTTGAAATATTTTTGTATTTTTGTAATTCTATAAAATTATAACAATTTAAAATGAAAAATGTATGAAAAAAACTAGTTACAACATAGACAACTTTAAAGTAAAAAAACTTGAAAATTTCAAAATCCTTTACTGCAATTTTGATAAAAAAGTGTTTGGAAATCCTGAATTTGATTATGAAACAAACGAAATCAAATTAAAAAGTAATGAATGTGAAGTATGTGAATTCAAAGGTACTCTTTCTTATGGTTTTATTGAATTAAATAAGATATCTATTTATGGTGAAGGATCTGGTTACTTTATGCATGAAATAGGCAATGAACTATTAAAAAAAAGCACAGGAACACTTATTGCTAGATTAGTCTGGGAAAGCGGTGATACTGTTGAAAAAATGACTATTATTGATGGAATAAAAAAAATAAAAAAATTATGAAAAAAAGCACAATTATAAACATTTTAAAAATAGTTGGTATAATATCAGTATTTATTGCATCAATTGCAGCAGCCATATGGCTAAATAATACAGCTATATAATGGAATTTAATATTGATGATAATTATTACCTGTTTATTCAAAATAGAGACGAAAAATCTATTGTAAAATTACAAAGAGATTATGAATGGACAGTAGAAACTATTGATGGTGTTGTTTTTGACTTAGGCACACTATGGTCA